TTTTCATTTTCAAATGTTATATTATATAAATCAATATCTGTGTATTTTGATTTTATTTTTTTCAAAACGCTTATACACTGGTCTTGTCTTTTATATGAACCAAATATATTAATACCTATTGCTATTTTCACGGTTTAATTCTTTTTAATTGTTGAATTACTTCTTCTGGAGATGTATCTGCGATATCATTTACGTGAAAGTTATGTTTTTGATGAAAAAACTCCCATTGTTCTTGTATTCTTTGTTCTCTCGATCCATCTGGTCTATCTGGTGATTGTAATCGACTGGTTGCATTTGGGTTATTCATGATGTAATCGTCTGATTTTTCTATATCGGCAAAATACCAAAACGGTGCTACGGTGTCGATATCTTTTGCCAATCTCACCATCATGTCTATATCAAATGGATCTCTGAATGATGTATCATATAATCCAATTTTTTTAATAATCGATGATTTAAAAAAAACAAATTCATTGCACATGTTTGCATAAAAAGAAACCGCAATATCATCACTATAATTAACTGTTAGTTTCGGGTTTCTGTTATTTGGACTTCCAGAATTATAACTCATACTAACAAAAGAAAAATAATCCAAACCACTTATATTTGAAGTTTCTATGTATTTTTGAAAAATATTAACATTTTTTATTATTTGATCATCTTCAATTAGGAATAGATATTCAACATCTCTATTCAACAAATAATTTATACAATCATTTCTACATGCAGCTGGATAATAATTTTTTTTATGTTGAATCCAATCGCAATCGTATTTATTTTCATATTTATTTCCACCATTAACAACTACAAACTCATCTATATTTGCCCCATTTAAACTATCATATAATGATTTGAAATAAGATTCGGAGTTATATGTTACAACACCTACGCCAATTTTTTGATTATTTTGCATTGTTATAAATTTCTTTTAATTTTTTCAAACATTCTTTTTCAGTGGTTATCTTTTCCTCTGGTCCATAACCATATACAACCGAAAATCCAGTTTTCTTTATAAAAATATCAAGACCTTTTTTAAAAGTTTCTTGAAAGTTTTCATTTCTAATTTTACTTTGTTGATGATCTGGTAATATATCTTTCAAATATCTTGATGAATCATGTGCATCTGCAAAATATCTAAATGGTGGATGAAAATTATGCACAATTGAAAGATATGTATGATGTACATGTTCCATTGCATTGTAAAATTCTTCATGCATCAATCCTATTTTATCCAAAACACTTCTATGATAATAAGAAAAAGCTCCTAATAGATTTCCATATAAATCTATTGAGCTATTATTTGGATAATTTACAGTTTTTATCAAATTAATAGAACCATCTTGTTTTTTATTATGATTTCCATGTAATCCATAATTTAAATGTAAAATACCTGTTTTATTTGCCGTATCAATATAATGATCAAATACATTGTCGTCCACTATCTCAACGTCATCTTCCATTAAAAATATATGTTCGCATCCAGAATTTAATAAAAATTTTAATGCTAAGTTTTTAGCAACCGCAACTCCTTTTTTACCACCAGTCTCTATAAAATTATCAGGATAAACTGAAAGTTTTTCCAGACCATCATTTATTACTACAAATTCTATATTTTTATTTTTTGCAGCACTTGAAAGGGATGTGACTGAGTTTTTATAAAAAAAATCTCTATCGCAAGTTATTAAACCGCAACCAATTTTATTTTTTTGCATATTTGGTCTGAATTTCTTCTAATTGTTTCATTAAAACATCATTTGATACTGGTTGTGGGTCGCCTTGAGATGGTATATATTTATGTTTAAACATAAAATACGCATATGATAGATTTACGCTTTGATCGGCGTTATCCATTTCTTTATAATTTTGCTTTTGTATTTTACTATTTGACGAATGAACTAGATTATCAATAGTTGAAATGTAGTTTATTGGTGGATATATATTTTTTTCTCTCATTCTTATTATATAATCCAAGACATCTAGATCTTTAGTGTTGAAAAATCTTTCATCGAAATAACCAATATTAGAAACAATTCCACTAAAGATATAAATGAAGTCGCTATTGATATTTGTCGATAAATTCAATGTTAATTTTTTATCTTCATCTTCTATTGGCACTTTTACATCACTTGGTCCGGTAAAAAACCAAATTCCAAAATTTTCTGCAAGTTTTATTGTATTTGCGAATACATTTACGTCTTTTATCGTTTGATTGGAATTAACCAAAAAGAAATGTTTTAACCCATTAACCCTAAAATGCGATAAAGCAAAATTTCTGAGTGTTGCAAATTGCACACCATTGCCGTATCTCTTTATATTGGTGTGTTTTATTTTATTATTAGTGTCTGATATTACGATTAAATTATTCTTATATTCATTTGGTATGGAATTGTAACAATTTTCATAATCTTCTTGCGTGTAAACATCTAATATTGCTATTCCTATTTCATCTATATTCATACTAGTGTATTATAAACTTCCTTTATGTATTCTGCAACTTCTTTTTTACAATCAATATCCATTTCGTCTATATATGTCTCTATATCTGTTAATAGAGAACCGGAATTATATTCAGAATCATTTTTTAAATCAATTTCAGTATCATTGTTTTCGTAATCAATTCTAATTGTTAATGGTTTTAATTCATTAATTTTGCATTGAATTGATAGTAATGCTTCTTGTTCGATTTTACAGTCACATATCAAACTTATTATGTTATTTGATACAATATCCGTTAATTCTTGGTCTGAGTATACTTGATTTGTTATTTTTTTTACAGAAATTTTAAAATGTTTAGGGGAAATATTATTTTTAATGAATTCAAATTCATTTTTATCAATATCAAATATGTAAATTCCTCTTTCGTCTGAGCAATCCCCGAAATTATGTTGAAATGGACTTCCCAAATATAGTATTTCGCCGTTTTCGTACTTTCTGTAGTCTTTTTTATGAAAATGACCAGACACTATATATGGAGATTTTTTAAAAAGATCAGAAGATTTCATACCATTTTCGCATACTTTGAAAGAGTTCATATAAAAAGAAGAAATCTCAAAATGACCAAAGATAATATCGCTATTTGGGATATTATCGAATGTAGTACCCCATGGTATCATGGTTATATTTTTGTTTTTATATTTTAAATTAACTGGTGATTTGTCAAAAACGTGTATGTTTTGCCAATTGTTAAGCATTGAGATTGAATTAATCTCACTATCATGTTTTCTAAAACAATCATGATTTCCGGTAGATACGTATATTGTAAAATTATTAAAATAATCAAAAAATTGCTTCGAAATTGATAAAGTTTTAACTGATATTTCACTTCTATTGTGAAATACATCACCTGGAATTAGAATCTCTTCTATTCCTCTAGTTTTAAGGGTTTCCGATGCCCATTTTGCAAAGTCTAATGATATGTTATGCCACATTTCATTATCCAACCCCAACCCCAAATGAATATCACTAAAACAAGCTATTTTATTATTTTTTATATTATACATCAATAGTTTTTAAATTTATTATTCCCGTTTTTATTTTTACAATTAACCATGTTATGATTTTCTGAAATTAATTCCAACTCTTCTCTATATCTTTCGTGTGTTTCGTATGTATGTTTTTCTCTTTTTATTCTATTTCTAAAACTATTAAAAGCAATTCTGGTGAAATAAGAAAAGGGATTTGTACCTTTACTTCTATTATATTTTTTTGTCACCAACGCTTTAATCATTCTGACTATTGCATCACCTATCATGTCACTTTTATATGAATAATTGATAAAATTTCCCGCAAAACTAAGTTTGGTTGCAATATTGTTAACCATATCTGCCAATTCATTAGACATTACACCAGATTCGTAGAATTTCAATATTTCTTCATCAAATTTTTGAGGATCAACGTAGAATTTTTCTTTATTTATTTTTGGTTTGGTTTTATTTTTAATCGAATCTTGATCCAATTCCTCATCCAATTCTTCATCTAATAATAAATCATCTTCATCATCGATTGATTCTTTTTCATATGAATCCAGTAACGGTATATCCGATATGTCATCAGTGTCATCGTTGTCCATATTTAAATTTTCATTTTCTAATTCGTTAAATTCGGTTAAAGAATCTAAAAAATCGTCTTCTTTTTTATTTTTGTATTGTTTTTTCCTCATAAGTATATTGTTCTTGGTTGTAAAGTTTTATTCTTTCTGATAAATGCAATTTTCCATACTTTGTATTATCTGAAATATCAAAAATATTTGCCATTGATTTAGTTGGATGCAATCTAAGTGCTCTACCTATTGATTGCATTATTTTAATTTTTGCTTTTCCAGCGGATGCAAAAATAATATTGTGTAAATTTGGTATATTTATACCTGTGCTGAATATCTTAGAAACCGCAATAGCTATTACATCATTTCTAGTATTCATGAGTTGCCTTATTTTTTCCCTGTCTTCGATTTCTGTAGACCCCTGAATAAAAAAAACAGGTTTATCTATAGGACAGATTTTTTTTAAATACATTTCAATATTTGTTCCGTGATCAATTCTATCCACCATTATAATACTATTGTTTGATAATTTTGATGCTAATTTTGATATGATTTCGTTTCTTCTTGAATCATTCATTAAATATTCAATTTCTCTGTTATATTGTTCTGCGGGTTGATTTGGGTTGTAAGGAAAATTTGGTAAATTCTTATGAATTAATGACAATATTGTTATTTTAAAATCTGAAACGTATTTTTTATGTTTTAAATCATTTGTTTTCTTTTCATATAATAAAGGACCAATTTTACCGATTATATTCCACTGATCAATCAATGATGGCGGCATCGTACCCGTAAATCCAAATCTAAAATCAGTATTAATCAAATTAAAAATTTTATTTATTTGATTTTGACGCTTTAAAACATGAACTTCATCTATTAATAAAATTTTTACATCGTTTAAAATTGATAAATCAGTGTTGTCGCTTAAAAGAATTTGATTTCCAGCAATTATGGTCGTTGCTTCTGGGTCTGGTTTATTGTCTCCTGACCATTTTGTGACATTATCCATGCCATATTCGACGAAATCATTTGCAGTTTGTTCTACAAGTTGAATGGTTGGAACTAATACCATAGCAAGTGCGTTTGGATCGTTCAAATTTTTACGCAAACTTTCAATTATACCAGACATTATTAAAGTTTTGCCCCCTGCTGTCGGAATGACGATTACCCCCCTACCCCTCTCCATTGCAGTTTTTATGGATTTCTCTTGATGATCTCGATATGTTAAATTTTTATAATGTTTTATTTCAAAATTATTAAATCCAATTTTTATTTTATCTTGTAATTCACTCCATACTTTAAACTTTATAGTATTTTCATTTAAAAAATCTATTATATTTTCAGTTAAACCTAAATCAAATTTACCGGATGGTGTTATTGCATATATTCTTTTTGGTGCAAACTTGTTTCTCCTACCAAATGCTGGATTTGGTACAGAAAAATGTTCTCTGATTAGATTTAGATCATCAACATCAGAAAAAATTTGAGCTTGTTTAGCGTTTAATAATTTTATTTCGACCATTATGCAGTTTCCATTGTTATTAATTTAGTAGCAGTACTCAAATCATAGCTAATTGTACTCATTATTTTTTCGACACGCTCTAAATAATCTATTAACACATTGCAATTTTGAATATCATCATCTATTTTTTTAATAATTTCAGACGATTCAACTTTTGTATTAAGTGCGGCTTTTGGTATTCCAGCGGGAATACCCTTTTCTGATAAAGTTTTTAACACATCATTTTTTAATTCTTTTTTTTTCTTTTCTAAGGAATTCTTATGTATTTTTTGTTCAATTAATCTAGAAACCCATTTATGCTTTAAAGTTGGTAGCATTAATTGTTTTTCCAATATGTTTATTTGATCAAATTTAGTATCTTGTATTATTTCTTCTTTATATTTTTGAAATAAGTCCATAGTTAGTAAATATTATAATATAATATGAATAACAAATTTCAAATTTTATTTTCAAATTTAATAGAAAATTTAAAAGAAGATGTTTCTACTACAAGTGCATTTGGAACACCGCAGGCTGGTTATGAAATAAGCAATCCAACATCTATAAATCCGAATAAAGGATATACTGATAATATAATGGCGGCAATGTCCGTTACATCAACTAAAAGAAAAAAACCAAAAATGATAAGAAGGAAACTGCAAAGAAAGACGTTATGATTGATTTTGGTCATTGGGTTTTAAGTGAAAATGTTAAATTTGAACCTGATACATTTGGTTTTATATATTTGATTGAATGCAATATAAATAAAAAAAAATATATAGGAAAAAAACAATGCATTTCTAAAATTAAAAGGAAACCATTAAAGGGAAAAACAAGAAATAGAATAGAATTTAAAGAATCTGATTGGAAAACTTATACAAGTTCATCAAATGAATTGAACGAAGATATTAAAAAATATGGAAAAGAGAATTTCACATTTAAAATTATAAGAACATGTGATTCAAAATGGGCATTGGCTTATTTTGAAATAAAGGAACAGATAGAAAAAGATGTCTTGTTCAAAGATGAATACTATAATTCAATAATAAACGTCAGAATAAATGCACCACCTAAAAAAGAATTAGAGAATTTTATTAACAATCAAGTAATTATATAATATGGCACATTGTATATATTGTAATTCTACATCTTATGGAAAACCTTGTCTCTTTTCTCCATCCAAAAGTCATGTGCATTTCGATTCACCAGAAAAATGTATATATTGTGGCTCTAGGGTTTTGGGTGGAGGGTGTTTATTGAATCCCTTTGGCAAAACACATATAAGAGGACCAGAATATCTTTTAACTGTAAAAGAACAATGTAATAAATCTTTAATTTTAACTTATTTATATGAAAAATTAAATAAAATAAATGAAAATGTGTTTTTAACACCTTTAAATCGGTTTTACCAAAGATTGTATCAAATAATAAGTTCTACCAGTCAACCATTATTGGAAGCATTTAATATTCAAACAAAACCAACATATACAAATTTATCAAAAAAACAAAATATTTTAGTTTTTGAACTGAAAGAAAAGATTAAAAAGAATAAAAATGAATTATTTGGGATATTGAAAGAAGCAAATACACAATTACCAGAAGAATTAGTAGAAGAAATGCTAATAGATGTTATAATTTCTTCTGATGAAAAGAAAAACAACTGAATATTATATTTTACATTTAAAAGAGAATGTTTTAATATTTGATGTTTTTAACTATATAGAAGAGTTAGCAGCAGAAACTGTCGATTTTATGTATGAATGGAATATTATTAAAGATGACAAGGTTATTTTTAATAAAAATATAATAAAATCATTCTTAAAAGAAAAAATTAAAAAAGATTTAAACAAAATTAAAAAAATTTCATTAGAAATGAACTGTTTTGTTTTTTCGTTTTATGTAGAAAAACAAATTTTAAATGAATGGAGTTTATTTTTTGAAAATCCATCAAAATTTATTAATTTTTGTAAAAAAATATGCAAACAAGAACTTCCTAATTTCTTTGAAAATAAAGAAAATAAAACGTTTTTTCAAAATATTAGTGGTTATTTTTTAAACATACCTTGTTTAATACCAACAGGAGAAGACGAAGAATTTTTACAAAATAAAATAAAAAAGATGAAAAAACCTATTGACATTTGATTTGCAATTTGTAAAATAGGAATGTCATTCCTTTTATTATCTTTTATTTTATTTAATTTAAATATAAAACAAATATAGTATATAAATAGTATATTTTAGTAATTATAATTAATTTGTGCCAAAAAGATAAGTACAAATGTGATTGAAAATTTAAAAAATGTGTTTATGACAGCTACTTCGTTTTTACAGAACGGTGTAGCGCCTCCAAATACACCAATAGCTCAAAAAATTGAGTTAGAAAAACAAAATCATTTATCATCAAAAAAGTTTTTTATAGTTTTTACTTCTTTTTTAGTTTTGTTTGTTTTTTACTTTGTAAGTGTATGTATTTTATTTTTTTTACCAAATTTACCAGAATATATAACTGGATTTGTTGCCATTTTTTCAAAAACTATAGAAGTTTTATCTATAATAATTGCGTCGTATTTGGGAACACAAGCAATAGTTGATTTAAGATATGGTAGCAATTCAAATGTATCTTTACAGTCAAGTTCTCAACATAACATAAACCAAAATACACAAACAATTCACATCATAGAAGAAGGGGATCCAAATGCGCCAAAAGTTAAACCATTTTCATCATTAGCGTATAAAGACGGAGATATATGAATACAAAAGACACTATTATTAAAATTTTAAATTGTTTTGAAACTGGAAAAAGTGAAACAGATTATGTTTCTATATTTTTGTATAACGATGGTCCAAATAATACGAAACAGGTTACACTAGGTAGAGGTTACACCGAACAGGGTACTCTTTGGGATGTATTTAATGAATATAAAAAACTAGGAGGCGTTAACGCTGATGAGTTATTGTCTTATAAAAAATATAAAGGAGATCAATCATTACCAAAAAATAAAGAATTTTTAAATTTAATTATAAATACAGCAAAAAATGATGAAAATTTTAAAAATGCACAGGATATAATCTTTGATCTTTTATATTGGGATAAAGCATATAATTGGTTTGAAAAAAATAATTTTGTTTTACCATTAAGTCTTGCGGTTATACAAGATTCATACCTTCATAGTGGAAGTATGATGTCATTTTTAACTAATAAATTTGCAGAAAAAACACCAAAAAATAAAGGGAATGAAAAAAAATGGATAATTGACTACGTTAATGTTAGAAAACAATGGCTAAAAACAAATTCTAGAAAGATATTAAACAATACAGTTTATCGTCAAGATTTTTTTATTGAACAAATTGAAAAAAACAATTGGCAATTAAACATATTTCCAATTATTGCAAACGGAGTGAAAATTAATCAATAATATGGATTTATCACAAGTATATAGTGACAGGGTGACAAGAAATAAAATAACCAATTTATCAGTTGGATCAAATTTTCCCATGATCGAACGAGATCCAACTATTAAAAACTTGGAAAATGAAGTTTTTAGTAAAATGAAATCATTAATTCCGGTTGAAAATACAAATATATCACACCCGCAAAAATCCATGGATGTTAAATTTTTTTCATTTGAAGATGCAATAAAAGAATTACAAAGCATGTTAAAGGGGTAAATAATCTTATGAGTAAATTTCTAAAAATATGTGAAAAATATGATAGTTTGTTAAATGAACAAGAGGAAGATGGTATGCCGCAAGATGCAACCCAACAACCACAACCAACTGAACCACCACAAGTAGAACAGCCAATTGACACTAAAACACAATCAGAACAAAGGGTGGCTTCAAACGAAGAAATTGCAAATTTGGTAAAATCTATGCAGATCTTTTTTTCAAATGAAGATTCAAAATTATCAGAAGATAATATTAATGAGATTAAAAAGTTAAATCCAACATCTTCAAAAGAAGATGTTGATATTAAAAAGGTAATAACTACACTTGCTAATATCTTTAACCCAGTTTCAATCAAAACTGAACCGGAAACAGTAAAAGATTCATCATATAACAATTAATAATTTGAATTTTTAAATATATTTGGTATCATATTTTTATATGAATGATTTATCATATGATATTAAAAATTTATCAAAA